TTGAATCACCACTTGCACCACTTTTTATTATTTTGCTTGCTATTTGCTTGGCACTCATACCTTTAAACATATCAGCCATTATTCATTCTCCTCTACAATAGCTTTGGCTGGCATAAGCATTACACCACCTGCTGCTTCTACTTGTACCTTCTCTGTTTTAATCAAACCTGTACGGTCAAGCAGTTCTTTGGCTGCTGACATCTTATCACGAATGCCAAGTTCAGTTGGGTCGTACAAAGCGTGTGTCATAGCTATAGCAGCTTTAGGTGCATTACGTGCCATGTACATCTGCGTTGCTTCAAGTATCTCTTCCTTGAGACCTTTTACAATTGCAGTTGTAGCAGTAGACTCTGAATAGCCAGCCAGTTTCTTAGCGGCAACTACGTCACCGCCAGCGTCCTCAAAGAGGACTTCAAGAAACTTCTGTTGTCTTTCATTTAGTTCTCTAGTCATCTTTTAATCTTTTTTGCAGTTCTTTTAATCTATCAATACGAGCCTGTACCTTATCCGTGTTAATAGGAGTAAGCGGTCCAGCTTTCGTTTTTTTAGTACTGTTGTCTGTTTCCGTTACAGTATTGAACTGTGCGCCACTTGGAGAAGCAGATACTTGCGTTCTTTGTGAAACTTTTTTCGGTTTAGGTTTAGGTTTAGCTTTTACCTTTTTGGGTTTTTCTTTAGCCATTTCTTTGAGACCCTCTTCACTAAAGTCTCTGCCGCCTTTAAAAAGAAACTTACCCACTGCAGTTGCAGCATCACCTATAGTATCTAGTACACCATTCTCTTCTTCGTCTTTTTTGCTTCCCATTACTTTAATTCTCCATGATGCATAGCATGTGCTAATTTATGGCTACGTGATTTTACCTGAACAGCCCACCTGCTGTCAAGCATTTCTTTTGCCGCAGTACGAAAATCTTCTTCGTGTATAGCAGCCCACATCTTTTTAAACTTACATAGACGTGGCACACCCATATTAAAAGCCATGTCTATAAGTACAAGTTGACGTACAGAGTCTAAGCTGTCCACGCAAGGGTGCGCTACTAACAGTTCTTTTTCGACAATCTCTACGTCATTCTCTAATAGAAAAGCAGCATCAACTTCGGTAATACCATATTGATACACTGTTTCTATGTTCGGTATGTCCATAGTATTCAATTCTTCTTCAGTAATACCACGGTCTTTAAGATTTCTTCCCACGCCTATTGTGTCAATGCCAAGTGTATCCTGATAGACCTCTAAGCGTAGACCTTCATGCTCAATAAGTTTTTTAATCAAGTGTGTGCGTATATACTTCATCTACTTTCCTTTTGCTTCTCTGCCTAGATAGATGCCATACACACCTGTCATGACACCCATGATAACAGAAACAAATGCAGACTGTTGTGTTGTGGGGTCTTCTAAATTCATAAACCATTCTGCACAACGCCAAGACATTGCAACAGAAGCAATCATAGTCAGCTTGGCTGTGACATTAAATTGCAGCCATCTTTTCCACCAATCAACCATTATTTTTTACCAAAGAATTTTGTAGCTGAACGTACTCCGAAAGAAGCAGCAACGATAACTCCAAGTGAGTACTGATACCATTCAGGCATTGAGTTGAGTTGTGCGAAACCATTTGCAACCACCTCTTCCATTCCGGGTATAAAAGCTAGTATAAGGGGTATGGAAAATAAAATTGTCAGCCATTCGTCTTTCCAACTTGTAGACGAAGAACGTGCCATTTCAATGTCCCAATCAATTTCGCCAGTGGCTTTCTTCTCCATGATAGTAGCTTCAGCTTTTGCTTTTGCAACTTTAACCGTTGCAGCAGCTTTCGTTTCTTCGACTTTGCCATCCATCCAACTCCCTGCTAGACTAGCTATCGGACCTATCAGTGCTGTTAACATTATACGCCTCTTCTGAATTTGGCTGTTTTCTTTTGTATCGCTTTAGGCTGTCTGACGAATTGCTTACCAGCAGCAGTTCCTTTTCGCTTAGCACGGGAGGTAGACGCATACTCCTGCGGTGACAACGCTTTGATAGCCGCAGCAGGTAAGTACCGTTCTCCAGTTTCTCCAGACGGCTTCCCACTCTTAGTACCCCACTTTTGTTTACCCCAATTTTTTAAACTTTTCTGCGGTCCTTTAAGTGCCATTATACGCCCTTTAAATAAAATGCCCAAGCAACTAATGCAGCTACACCAAACAATCCTACTATACATAGTATAGCTATAGTACCTATTTCAATCCAGTTTTGTATCTTTCGTCTACGTGCATCTGCTGCAGCTAATCTATCTTTACGTGCCTGTGCTTGAAACTTTATCCAATCATGCCACAGCCCGGCTCTTCCTGTGTATATCATAAGCTGCTTCAGTTCTTCTTCCTGCTGCTTTAGTTTTTCAAGGTGCATAAACTCTTCTAAGTCTGCACCACCAGCACCACGTTTTTTCTTCTCACCCTTTTTGCGTAGGTCTTCTGTAGCATTTACATACTTCCCTACTTGTGATGCAACGTCCGCTATCTCACGTCCATTACTGATAGCCATCTTGATTGCTGCAAATGCTGCATTAGCTGCTGCTATTTCTGCTAACATTTGCTACTCCACAATCTTTACGATGTAATTCTTACCGTCTGGACCTTTGCTGATTTCAACTGTTTTAGATTCGCATGAGTATCGTACTGTACCCGTATCTTTATATAAGTTTCTTTCGATTGTGCGTTTAGCTTTTAAACACTTGGACAGCTTTTCAAAAGCAGTATGCTCCGCTACACTGCCGGAAAGATATAGTATTAGTGTAATTGTCTCAGTCACCATCTTTTCCGTTTCTCATTATCTCTAGTCTAGCTTCTATTGCACTAATACGTTTTTCATAAAATTCCAATGTTAGTTTCTGTTGCTGGTCATGTGGCGCACGACCCTCATCAATCTGTGATGTTAGTTCATCTATCTGGTCAGCAAGATGTTCAATCAACATGAACTGTTCGCTGTCGGCAGGTAAGCTGCCCATTTCGCCACGAGGCCACTTTATGCGGAACTCTGTGTTCTGCTCCAAGTCAGACTTCATCATAGTTTGATTAGTCTCTAGTGTGTTCAGCCTTTCAATCAAACCAAAGTAAGCCCACGTTGCCAGTGATGCAGCAGCAACCATGCTGATAATGTTACGTAAAGGTAATGCTACCTCAGTGTTTTCACTTAGCTTTGTAGGCATCTATAGTTTATGCCTTCTTTGTCTTGTAGCCACCGCCAGCTTTTTTATAGGCAAGTGCAAGCATTTGGGCTTTACGTGCCGACCACTGACCTGCTTTACCGCCCTTTGTGCCAGCTTTAATCCTATTGAATAGACGCTTACGTAACTCAGGCTTAGTATAGTTACCTGACTCATTTACCTTGCTCTTAGGTTTCTTCGGTGCTTTACGTGTTGCCATAGTTACTACCTATTGGGGTCAAAAAATTCTTCACATGATGTAGTAACAACTAACTTACTAGCTGTACCTGCTGTACATTTGATAATGTCACCTGAATGAAGATACAACGGTCTCTCTACTGTGAATATAGATTCGTAAGAACCACCTGCAATATTATGGGCAGTAAGCAAATCGTACTCTGTATTATCATCCGCATGAAATAGATGTAAACTTAATGTCACATTACCTGTGTGATTATTACTCACAAACAAATTTTCTAAATGAGAAGAAAAGTTTGTAGGCACTGTATACACAGTTGTCTTGTTAGTAGTTCCTAATGAAACTACTTCTGTGCGAAACTTTGAACCGGATGAAAGTATAGGCATTAGTCATTCCAATCTAACACGTGCTTGTGCTTCTTCCAAAACCAATTGGCTATACCACTAAAAAACTTACATATGTAGAGTAAGCCCCATCCAAAGTATTTGATTGCAGTACGTTTCATTACTTCTTTTTAACTGCGCCACCACGCATCATTTTCTTCTTTGCCATACCACCACGCATCATTTTCTTCTGCGCCATCTTAGCCATGCCACCGCCACGCATCATTTTCTTTTTGGCAACACCGCCACGCATCATCTTCTTTGCTGCTTTTGCTTTACCTGCCATCATACCACCTCTATTCATTTTCTTTTTAGCCATACCGCCTTTACTCATAAACAAATCTGTAATGTGTTTACGAAGTCTGTCTACACCACCTGGTCCAGTAGCATCGTCTTTAACAAAATTATACTCGCCCTTACCAAACTCAGCTTTTATTTTAGGGCCATACTTTTTCATTAGTTCAGCTTTTGACGAGCCTTGTATTTTTAGAACAAATCCTTCGGAATCAAACGCCATTGTAACTTCCTTTTGCTTTACTCGCCATTTCTTAGTCTCCGTCTGTCCAGCACAAGTGATTCATATACGTCATCAGGAAAGTGCTGGTAGTATCCTGACTTCTCTAAACTTAATGATGCATCATCTAATGTTGATAATCGCTGCACAAATACCATGCAGTAAACTAAATCATCATCTGTAACATCATCTACTAAAAAGTCCAGACCTGCCTCTTCTGCGTCATAGTCTGGATGAAACACCATTAGGTGCATATCTTTATCGGCTAGTGCCAGTGCTTCGTTCATGCCATCACAGAAACCATCTAGGTATTCCATGTCT